CAAAGCTCACAAATGTACATGAAGTAGATGTTCAACCTAATGCAGTTGACTTGCGTTTGGGTAAGGTCTTTAAGATTAAGAACGAAACATTTGCTCTAAGCGAAGATTATAAGGTTCATAGAGGGTCAGAAGAACTTCTTCCTAATGAAGTTGGCTTCTGGACACTTGAGCCAGGTACATATGAAGTTGTAATGGAAAACATTATTGAGATTGGTGAGGGTGAAGCTGGTTGGGTTATCACTCGATCAACTCTTAACCGTAATGGTGTCTTCCTAACCTCTGGCCTCTATGATTCTGGCTATCATGGTGTCATGGCCGGTGCTATGCATGTTACGACTGGCCCATTGACTATTAGAAAGAATACAAGAATTGGCCAGTTCCTACTATTCAGGGCTGAGAGCTTACATAAATATGATGGTAGTTATGGCTTGAATAAAGAGCACGATAAAAAGTATGGTGTATAATTTGATTGACCACAAGAGTGCAATCTTGGAACAAGAGTTGCCTCTTTTTGATTTTGACAATCCCCCTATCGACCCTATGGAACTGGCCAAAAATCTTCTTGACACAATGCGCCACCATAAGGGTATCGGATTATCAGCTAATCAAGTAGGCCTTCCATATAGAGTATTCATTATGGAAGGTGATCCTGCGTTTGCATGTTTCAATCCAAAAATTGTCGACGTGTCTGAGGAAGTTGTTTCCTTAACAGAAGGATGTCTATCATATAAGGGTGTGGTTGCTCCTATCAAGAGACCAGCCCATGTTCGTGTCCGCTTTACGGAGCCAGGCGGAAATACAATGACAAGAAAGTTTACTGGCATGACAGCCAGAATCTTCTTACATGAGTATGATCATTTACAGGGAGTTAACTTTCTCCAGAAGATGCATCCAGCACATAGGGAAAAGGCATCGAGACAGTTAAAGAAGTATATACGTTATTTGAAAAACCAACAGAGGTAATTATAATGAATATTAAGATTGTTAAGTTAATGAATGGTGATGAGATCATTTGTGATCTCCAAGAAACAAAGACTAAGTTGAAGGTTAACAAGCCATTGTTGCTTGCCTTCCAAGAAAATCGTTTAGTATTTGTGCCATTCATGCAGTACACAACTGCAATGGAAGGATTTGAATTGCTGCCAGCTAGCGTTCTATTCATCACAGATCCAGTTGATTCACTAGTCAACGACTACCAGATGGCAACAAGCCAGATCCTAACACCACCACAAGCTGCAGGTGGAAAGAAGAGTCTTCTCCGAGCAGTGGAGTAATAGACAATGGAAATTAAAATTGAAATCGAAGAGTTGCGCAAACGATCATTGTTTGTAGCTACTCCAATGTATGGGGGCCAGTGTCATGGCAACTATACAAGATCAATGTGTGATCTAACAGCTCTTTGTGTTAAGTATGGTATTAACATGAAGGTCTATTATTTGTTTAATGAGTCTCTCATTACTCGCGCCCGTAACTATTGTGCAGATGAGTTTATGAGAAGTGACTTCACCCACATGATGTTTATTGACTCAGATATCGGATTTGACCCTAACGATGTTATTACATTGTTGGCTCTCCAGTCTGATGAGTCACCATTCGATATCATTGGCGGCCCATATCCTAAGAAGTGCATCTCTTGGGAAAAGGTTAAGCAGGCTGTTGATAAGGGTGTTGCAGATGAGAATCCAAACTCACTCGAACAGTTTGTTGGTGATTATGTTTTCAATCCTGTTATTGCTAAGGAAGGCCCAACTCAGATTAAGCTAAGTGAGCCAGCCGAAGTACTAGAGATTGGTACTGGCTTTATGATGATTCGAAAGAATACATTCAAGAAGTTTGAGGAAACATTCCCATACCAGTCATATAAGCCTGACCATGTCCGTACAGCTCACTTCGATGGTTCAAGAGAGATTTTTGCTTTCTTTGATACACCAATCGATGGTAAGAGAATGTATATGGGTGCTGAGCTAAAGGCATATTTGGAAGCTAATCCAAATGCAACGCCTGATGATATTGTTAAGTTTGTTGATGACCCTAACAATACTATCCTACGACAGTACTCGAAGAGATATCTATCTGAAGACTATATGTTCTGTCAGTGGGTTCGTAACATGGGCTTGAAGGTTTGGTTATGTCCTTGGATGCAGTTGAACCATACTGGATCTTATACGTTTGGTGGTAGTCTTGCTGCTCTAGCATCTGTTGGTGCTGCTGCTACGGCTGATATTTCCAAGATTAAGAAATAACTTGAGGTAATTATATTATGGCATTTGATAAGCAAAAAGTGAAGGCAGTCCTTGTCGAGGTTTCAAACTCAATGACCCGCATTGATGCGGAAAAGGAATTTATTAAGGATGCAATTGATGCTGCATCCAAGATTCACGAAATTCCTAAGAAGACTCTAACAAAAATGGCAAAGGTATTCCACAAGAATAACTATGCTCAGGAGTTGTCTTCCATTGAAGAATTTACTACAATGTACGAGAATATTGTGGGCGCCGAGAATAAGTGATAAAGGACAATTTATATTATGAAAATTTCAAGTCAGACCTTACAGGTCTTGAAGAACTTTGCTTCGATCAATCCTAATCTGTTGGTGAAGCCGGGAAGTGTGCTAAGTACGATTAGTACTAATAAGAACATATTTGCGAAGGCTACGGTTACTGAGCAATTCCCGGCTTCATTTGCTATCTATGATATGCAACAGTTCTTGGGTGTGATTAGTATTTTTGATGATCCGGATTTCACCTTTGGTGAGAATTCAGTAATCGTTTCTTCGGAAGGAAGATCCGTAGAATATGTTTATGCCAACCAAGAAATGGTTGTAGCACCCTCTGAAGGCGTAGCTGAAAAGATTGCTGTCAAAGATCCAGAGATTACATTTGACCTAACAGCGCAAGGCCTTAATGAAGTAATTAAGGCTACTGCTATCCTACAGCTTGATAAGATTAATGTTGTTAGTAAGGATGGTGTTGTAAGTGTTGTCGTTGCTGACCCTAAGAATCCTTCTTCCAATAAGTTTTCTCTAAAGGTGAATGGAACATCCACGGCTGATCTTGCTATGGCATTTGCTGCTGAGAACTTAAAGCTGATTGCTGGGGATTATAAGGTCAATATATCATCCAACGGCGTCAGCTCATTCAAGAATGATAAACTAAACCTAGAATACTTTGTTGCCGCAGACGTTAAGTCAAAGAAGGGCTAATTCACATTTAATATAAATAGGAACGTACTTCTCAATAATTTACGTACCTATGATTTATTTAATCACCAATATTAAAAATAATAAGACATATGTCGGTAAAACAAAAGGCTCCATTGATAAAAGATGGGTCAGACATAAGTCGTCCGCACGCAATGGATCTCAGACACACCTACACCGTGCCATGGTAAAGGATGGTTTTGAGAATTTTACAATATCATTATTGTCAGAGGGGTACGACCAAGAGGAAAGATACTATATTTCCAAATTGAATCCTGAATATAACATGACACAAGGAGGGGATGGAGGTGATACTTCATCATCTCCAAACTACGTAAATAGCATGAGTAAACGTAGAAGCTATAAGGGTACGAATAATCCTAATTACGGAAAACATGGTAAAAATAGTCCTAACTATGGAAAAAAGCGTACCGAACAACAAAAGCAAAACATTAAAGATAGCGAATACTTAAAGTCAAAGCGTAGACCTGTTGTCATTCAGGGTAATTATTATGAAAGTGTAATGGCAGCTGCCAGAGCACATGACAGAAGTGAAAAATGGGTGAGATTACATGATGAACTTAGAAGAAGCTCTTTGGACAGAGCGGTATAGACCAAAAACAATCCAGGACAGCATCCTACCACAGGACATTAAGAAGACATTCCAGGCATTCATTGATAGTGGCACTATTCCTAACCTACTACTAACTGGTACACAGGGTACTGGTAAGACGACTGCGGCTCGTGCGATGTGCGAGCAACTAAAGTGTGACTATATCATCATTAACGGTTCTATGAACGGTGGTATCGATACACTACGAAATGAGATTCAGCAGTTTGCTAGTACTGTATCGTTTGGTGGTGGAAGAAAGATGGTTATCCTCGATGAGGCTGATTATCTTAACGCCCAGTCAACCCAGCCTGCTTTGAGAAACTTTATGGAAGAGTTCACAAAGAA